AGTTTTAAATCAATGTGGAATGAAGGTAAAAGCATAAATCAAATAGCAATCATATTAGATCGTGATCCAGATGAGGTATTAATACTAGCAATAGATCAATGCAGGAGTGGATATATAAAAAAGCGCCAAGGCGGTGCGTTAGGAGTGATGGCATGAACAGGCTGATATTACCTGGCACAGTACCGAGCGTTAATCACATGTATGTAAATGCCTATATCAAAGGCAGACGCATGAAGATACTAAAAACCCAAGCAAAAGCATGGGTTGAAGATACAACGTTCAGGGCTAACCAATGGATGAAAGATAATCAATGGTCTACAGCCACAGAAAAGACCATTGTAAGGCTTTGGTTCTACTTTCCCGACAAACGTAGGCGTGACACTCACAATGGCTTAAAAGTGCTTCTGGATGCGTTAGAGGATGCAGGCATTTATGAAGATGATAAATTTGCACTGCCACAGATTATAGATTTTGAATATGACAAGAACAATCCGCGAATCGAAATAGAGTTTGAAAAGATAAAAACTAAGTCAGAAGCAGAGGAAATATTATCAAAAGCTAAACGAATACCGAACTATCCAGACTATTATATCACAAAAGAAGGTCAAGTATATAGCACTCGTAACAGTAGGGATGGAAAGCCTAAACCCATTAAAACAAGGGCAAACGGCAGTGTAACTCTATGTAGAGGGACTCAAAGCAGGAAACAGGCGATAGTTAGATATTTAGTAAAACAAATGTGGGGAGTAGATATGAAATGAATCTAACAAAACTATTTGATATGCAACGCACACTAGATGCAAGGATAGTAGAGCAACATGGATTACAAGGGCAGGATTTACTGCCACAAAAGATATTAGCTTTGCAAGTGGAGCTAGGAGAGTGCGCTAATGAGTGGCGAGGGTTTAAGTTTTGGAGTAGCAGACAAACTCCTACAGAACCGAAATTTAATTGGAAACCAAATGAAGACGGATCAAACCTTGAATGGAATCCTGAATACGGTTATGAATCGCATCCACTCTTAGAAGAATATATTGATTGTTTACACTTTATATTGTCTATCGGTTTGGATTTAGATATAGACATATATGCATTTGGAATTGTAGCAGTTACTAGCGATAGCGTTATTGAAAGTTTCTCGAGTGTTTTTGATGCAATAACTCTCTTTTCAGAAGACTTTGACGACTGGGAATATGAACAAATGTTTGATAGATTCGCTGGATTAGGAAAAATGCTTGGGTTTAGTACAGAAACCATTGAAGAAGCCTACATGACCAAAAACAAGATCAATCACGAACGACAAGACACTAATTATTAATCGTCAGACGAACAGAAACATAGCTAGAATCTATTTAAATCGCAAACCAATATAAACACAAGGATAGACAAACAAAACGCCTTACAGACGATTTGTGCAAGGGTGCAATTATAAATCATAGTTTTCGCATCAGTTAACTAAAAATTGAGAGGAAGATGAAAAATGTTTGAAGTAGTTGAAACTACTAGATATGCGCAAGATTTGTACAGAAGAAGTCCAAATGCTGATGTTATTAGGCTGAAATATGATGGTTTAGGGTCTGTTATTGAAATAGAAATGCCAGTGAGTGAAGCGAAAGAATTGGCTAAAAATCTACATGAAGTCGCTGAAACATTTGAACCAACTGAATCCGAACTCGATCGACTCAAAGAAAAACTAGAAGAAATTGCAGAAGTATTGACGGATGACACATCAGCAAAGGCGATTGAAATCAACAGAATCATAAACGGATGAGGACGGTGAGTGTAGATGAATAACAAGATACAAGAACTTAAAAAGCGTATGGAAAAACTTAAAGAAGACTATCCACCGATTATGTGGAGTTGGCAAGAGGAACAATTAGTTTATCTATTATCTGAATATAATCGTCTAACAAGCGAACTAACTAGTGCAAACACAAGGGTTGAAAGCTTAAATAAAGCATTGCACGATGGCGTTCCAGCAGGGATGAAAACAGCGGAGGAATTTTTAGATTGGCTTTATTCTGTGCTTCCGTTTTTGGTAGAGGATGGTGATAAAGAATGAACAAGCTAATCAATTGGGTTAAGCGTGTTGTTTGCAAATACAAAGGTCACAATTGGGAAACATACACAGTTAGTACAGGATATTGGAGCTATGACATAGAGCAGGCGGGATATTGCACTAGATGTGGTTATGACACACATGGGCAATTCAAGGATGGTGATAAGGAATGAATGAACTAGATTTATATAGATTCGTACAAGGTAAAGAGTTGGATTGGTGCGGAAACGAACTTATTATTTGGATCGAGCCCACTGAGTTGAAGGAGTTTACAGATTTGATAAGTGATGACTACTTCTGCGAGGGAAGCATAGAAGTAACACTCCTAAGTAGAGGTGTTGTGGCACTTGACTTAAACGACATCTGCGATTGTTTTGATATTGATGTTCAAAGAATACATCCAAAGGACGGTGCGGAATGAATATAGAGGATGTAAAACAATTAAGCGAGATAGAGTTAAACCGCAAGTTATCTGTGCTAACAGGATACACAGACAGTTGCATGGAGTTTGTAAATGGTGAGTGGTCTAAAATGTGCCTTACACAAGATGTATGGAGAGGATATACGCATGACCTAGAAACCGCTAGAGAAGCCCAAGCAAAGGCTATAGCAAGAAAACCAAAGGAATACGTTGAAAACCTCACTAAAATTATTACAGGTGATGCAGTTACGCACAAAATAAACGATCTTTATGTTTTTAACCTACACTATCTATCCCTTATGATCCAAGCTACTCCACGACAAATATGTGAAGCATCTTATATAACATTACAGGAGGTACAAAGCAATGGAAGATGATCAAGTGGTTGACTATAAACGATGCCCTGTGTGTGGGAATGAGCAGTTAAAAATATATGAGCAAAGAAAAATTGGTGTAATCTTATCAGCCCGAACAAGAAGAGTTTTAAAGCATGAAGGTTATTTAGATACAGAATGCTGGAATTATTTTTGTAATTGTGGATGGGAAGGCGAAATGATTACCCAATAACCCCTATAAGGGATAACAAGGAGGGGAGAAGACATGAGTATCCTACAAGGTGACAACATGAAGATCATGCCAACACTTGAAACAGAATCCTTTCATTCATGCGTAACAAGTCCTCCTTATTGGGGATTGCGCGATTATGGTGTACCGCCTACAGATTGGCCACAAATAACTTACATTCCTATGTCTGGACTGTCTCCTATAACTGTTCCTGCTTGGAAAGGCTGTTTAGGACTTGAGCCAACGCCTGAAATGTTTGTTGCTCATAGCGTAGCTGTGTTCAGAGAGGTTTGGCGGTTATTGCGTCCAGATGGAACGTTATGGCTTAACTATGGCGATACCTACGCAGGAAGTGGAAAAGGAGCTTGGAAAAATAAAGATGGCCAGAAAGAAATATACGTTGTTGATCCAGGTACACCATTGACGAAAATACCCAAGAATCCCTCTGGATTAAAGAATAAAGATTTAGTTGGTATACCTTGGAGAGTTGCCTTTGCACTGCAAGCTGATGGATGGTATCTACGTATGGATAACATCTGGAACAAACCTAATTGTATGCCTGAGAGTGTAACTGATCGTCCTACTAAAGCGCATGAATATGTCTTTTTATTATCAAAGTCAGAAAAATACTATTACGACAAAGAATCTATCATGGAACCTTTGGCAGAGTCGTCTATTGCTAGACTTAGCCAAGATATAGAAAATCAAAACGGATCAAGTAGAGCTAACGGAGGAAATAAGAGTAACGGAAATATGAAAGCTGTATTTTCAGTTCGTGGTTCAAAAGGTGGCAAATCTTTAAATAGCGGGATCCGGAATGATGAAAATATTTATGAATTACCGACAGCAAGAAATAGAAGATCAGTATTCACAGTTCCCACTGCTCATTTTTCAGAAGCCCATTATGCAGTGTTCCCCGAAGATTTAATAGAGCCAATGATCCTAGCAGGATGTCCAGTTGGAGGCATGGTTTTGGATCCGTTCGGAGGGCGTGCAACCACTCTCAAAGTGGCGTATGAAAACAACAGGGAATGCACTGTGATTGAATTAGGCGAACATCATGTCGATATTGCAAAAAGGTTCACAGAGGTGATTCAACCTACTATGATTTTTTAAACTCTATTTTAAGGGATAACAAATAAAAGGAGATATGACATGAAGAGATTTTCATTTTTAATCGTATTGCTTGGAATGGTTATTGGATTAACTGCTTGTACGGATGCAGATGTTGCATCTACAAACTTGTCAAAAGCAGCAGACAATTTCGAGATTAACAGGCGTGTAGTATTTTACAACGGGATAACAGATACGTATCTGCTGTCCATCGAGGGGCGTTGCTCTTTAGGCAATAATGATGACCGATCTAAACAAGTAACGGTGACCTGCAAGACTGGAGATAATCAATACAAAAAGCATTTACTAGGATTGTCGGACAATGTTACGTATTTTGCGGAGCAATTAGAGTCAGCTAATGCGAGTGCGTACCACTATCGGGTTACATTTAAACCACAAACAATACTGCCAGACATTGATTTAAAAATTAAATAAATTGATAAAAGGAGATATAACCAATGGCTAGTGGATCAATTATAGGCGAGTGTCCTTACTGCAAAAGATTGATATTTGAGGATAACTGGACACTAGACAAATACGGAGAACTTGCACATATCATGTGTGACTACAAAGCAATGCTCATACGTGCAAGAGACGATTATAAATCAAAGGAGATAGAGGGTGAACCTCTTTCCCATAGGAGGGGATAAACAAATGGAATGGAAGAAGTATGATCCAAACGATAGAAGCATTGAAAGTCATGTTGAACATTTGGTTGTAACGAGTAACGGTTTCTATCACGTTGGACAGCGCGCACACTCTCTAATGGATGGTGGTTATGTATGGTACGGTGTTGGCGGTTATACGATCAAAAACGTAACACATTGGATGGTTATCAAACCGCCAGAAGGTGATAGACATGAATGAAACAGTAACCGCTAAAAGCTATTGGGTATGGACAGATAAGGCTGAGAGTTTAAACCATAACCACTCTAAAGCAGGTGATCCTATATGGTATCACCATATGAAGGTAGCGCCTAAAGAGTGGTTGGATGAAGGATTGATAGTCGATAACAGTGATTATGTAAAAGAAGGTCAGACTGATCTATTTGAATTCTTGTGAGGTGATATCATGCAATGGGCATTAGAGCATCCGATACTAACTTTTATACTTGCTGTGCTGGTTATATCAGCAGTAGGCAATACAGCAACTAATTATTATAGATACAAACTTCTAAAAATTTCCCAAAAAGATGTAGATAAACACAAATGAAGTGCCCAAAAACAAACCGTTATACCCGAAATAACGGAAAACTTAAAAAATAAGTACAAATGAGGTGAATAAATGAAGAATGATGCCTATCAATTATCACTAATGGAAATAGATCGGCAGGAAACGTGGAAGCGTACAGAGGATGAGTTAGCAAGAGCCAACACATACAAACGTGTGGGCTTTGTGAGAAAAGAAATCAAGAACACACCAAGTTACGAACCAAGGGAACACCAAGGAACCAACGCTATAAGCAAGCCTGCCGAAGACACAGCCGTCTGGAATGTAGATAACGAACAAAGGTTACGGCAATCATATGATAGAGTAATGAGGGCGATAAGTGGCTTAAAGAAGGTAGAGAGACAAATAATTGAACTCTATTACCTTGGTAACGAAGAGTTAACAGACTACAACGTCTATAATGAGTTGCATATATCAGAGCGCAGTTACTACAGACGTAAATCAAGAGCAATCTATCAATTAGCATTCGCTATGCGACTAGAGGTATACAAAGAAGATGCCGAATAAAAAAAGTGGCAGTAATTTGGCAGGATATTGGCAGGTTGTTTGCAAATAAATGATATACAATAGTATTGTGATAAATATATAGGACGCACCGCAGAAGTAATAATACTTCATCACTTGACCTAAAGAGTCCATAACAAAAGCGGTGTAAATCTCCTATATATATCAAGGTGGCAAACAATAAACGTAAACGGCTTATCGCTTGTCACCTTATCCAATACCTGTTACAAGTGATTGACGGTTAAGTGCCACTTAGCTTAGTTTGTGAGGGGTAAATGATGTGGTGATGGAAAAGGTAGACATATCTTGCAAGGGCATTGAGAGAGTGAAACACTCCTAACTTTGTTGGTATAGAAGCATACACGCCTTGGGGAAACCAATATGCAAGGTGCAAATCCTTGCCCACATCATAAATTAGTTATCCATAACCTTTTATATAGCCATCCTTCGGGGTGGCATTTTTAATTACTGAGAGGATGAACAAACGTGAGCCAACCTCTATTAGAAAAGTATGAATGTATGGGAGAAGAATGTACCGGGTCATTCTTGGTAAATAAGGACAGAGCGAATGAAGAGGATTTGATTTGTCCGTTTTGTGGTTCAACTGCAGAAGCGACAGTACATGAAAATCCAGATGCAAAAGAACGTGGAGTTGTATATGGGTGCTTGTATCCTGATTGATTAGAAAACATATGAGTTTATTCAGCACTCTTAACAGGGTGCTTTTTATTATGGGAAAAGAAAATAGCCGACCTATGGTACTTAGATCGACTACTCTTCCACATATGTATACCTTATGACCATGCAGCTATAAAGCCTATGAAGTACCAGTTCATAGTTCTTGTGGTTATCACAACTTAACGGCAGATGTGGGATGCCTAGTTTAATCCCCTTATTGCAAGTGATTGCTAGGGTGAAATATGAGCCATAGAAACACCGACTGACAGTAACGGTGCATCTCCCTTTTTAGAACACGATCTGTCTAACGTGGAGAGGTGGCTAATACTCTCTATTTTACATAATCACACTAACATTAAGGAACAAGGGGAGAACAAAAATTTTGCCAAGAAGACCAGCACCTTTCTCACCCTTTGAGGGATAATTAAATTATACAAGATATGCTAAAAAAGCAGAAATTAAGAGATTCGCAAACATAGTAATGTGGTGTACATAAGAGACTATATAAAAGGGGTGGTCAAAGATAAAACGTTTTATTAATGACATGATCCATATGACAGAGGGCGAAAAATTAATATCTTACTGGTGGTTATGGTTGGTTGTGTTGGCGATATGTATTTTGTATTCGACTCTGTTAATGAACAAAAAGAAATAAAGAAAGAGGTGATCCCATGGCAGGAGGTCCAAAAGGAAAATACGAAACGCATGTAAAGCCTAAGCTCCTGCTTATAGAAGCTTGGGCAAGAGATGGATTGATCATCGAACAGATTGCAAAGAACTTAGATATAGCGCCATCAACTTTTTATGATTATCAAAACAAACATGAAGAGTTATCGGAGGCCTTAAAAAGAGGTAAAGAAGTAGTTGACATTGAAGTGGAAAATGCCTTGCTTAAGAGGGCGATGGGTTATAGATACGATGAAGTGACATGCGAAGGCGGGTTTGAAACCAAGCGAGTTACTAAAGAAGTTCAACCAGATGTAACAGCCCAGATATTTTGGCTCAAAAATCGTCGTCCTGAGACATGGAGAGATAAAAAGGATATTGATACAAATATTAATGGTGAATTAAAGATGAAGACGGATCTAAGGAATTTAACAGCAAAGGAGCTTGAGCAGCTTGAAGGAATTATCACAAAAGCTACTGACGCTCCCGACAGTTGAAGAAGTTAGACAAGCGAGAGCGTATCAAAGCTTTTCGTACTTCATGGATTATGACAGCGGTTTTTTAGATAAGCCTGGACGCCACTTGGATTTATTGGATGAAAGCCTGCAAAAAGTAAGTGAAGGTGAAATAAAGAGATTAATTGTTACAATGCCACCGAGACATGGGAAATCTGAAAGAGTGAGTAAGAAATTTCCGTCATGGCATGTGGGCAGAAATCCAGATGATGAAATTATAGTTGCATCCTATAGTATTGACCTATCTAGAGGATTTAGCAGGATAGCACGTGACACCTTGACCGCAAGTGCAGATATATTCCATCAAGAGCTTGATAAAAACAATAAATCATCCGAATCATGGACACTAGAAGGACACAGGGGTGGAGTAACTGCCGCTGGTGTGGGTGGAGCAATAACGGGTAAGGGTGCAAAGATAGCAATTATTGATGATCCTGTTAAAAACAGCGAGGAAGCCAGTTCAGAAGTAATGCGTGAAAAGGTGTGGGAATGGTACAGATCAACGCTATACACACGACTAACACCAGATGGAAGAATAATAGTTGTTATGACTAGGTGGCACGAGGATGACCTTGTAGGAAGGTTGTTAAAAGAAGAAGAAAAGGCAATTAAAAACGGAACTCATCAAGGAGATAAATGGCATATCATTAACTTTCCAGCAATAGCAGAGGAAGGTGACGCATTAGGAAGAAGTGTAGGGGAACCATTATGGCCTGAATTTGGTTTTGATTCTACACGGTTACAACAAATAAAACACGATGTTGGTTCTTATGTATTCAGTGCATTGTATCAACAAAGACCAACAGCAGCAGGAGGCACTATATTCCAACGGAAGTATTTCAAGTACTTTAAGTTTGAGTGGATCCACAATGTTGAGTATGTGGTTTTGTCAGATGGCAGAAGGTTCACAAGCAATGATTGTTGGATATTCCAAACCGTAGATACAGCTAATAGCACAAAGACAATTAATGATTACTTTGTAGTTACAACAATAATGGTAACAACGGAACATGATATTTTAGTTAGGGATGTATATCGCACACATATAGAAGGACCTGAACAAAAAGGGCTTATGAAACAAATGGAACATCGGTACAAACCTAAATTCCAAGCTATTGAGGATATTACGTTCGGTACTAATCTTATTCAAGAATGCAAAAGAGACGGTATGACTATATTGCCAATAAAAGTTGATAGAGACAAAGTGACACGATCTTTACCGATATCAGCAAGGTACGAATTAGGAAAAGTCTTTCACAGGGAAGATGGGGAATGGTTGAATGACTTTGAAACCGAGTTATTGAGTTTCCCGAAAGGAAGAAACGATGACCAAGTTGACACAATGTCTATAGCTGGTGAACTGGTTCACACAGTCAATCACAATCAAAAAGAAGCTTGGAACGCCAACCCAGAAAGTTTACCAAGGAGAACAATGGATTTTGATGATGAAGACGAAGATTCTAATTCAAACGGATGGTCATGGTAATGAATACGGTATGCAAGACATATGTACAAAACCCAAGATTTTGTGCATATGTCCATTAGTGAGAAACGTTGATATATAAGGGGTTATTTAGCAAAATAACAAAATACATTATGCATATTGTATGCATAGACAAACAAACCGCATTGTTATGGGGTTTTTATTTTTGTTATATAACAGTCAAAATTTATATTTATGCAGAGAGGTGACGTGTAGATGATCTATGTTTCTATAGCTTTAGGACTAGTGATTTTAATTCAATCGGTTGCTATGCTGTTTGTTTCTAACCTACATCACAGGACAGTAGATAAATTGACAGATAAACTGATTGCAAAGAGTTTTAGTGAGTACGTGGTAGCTACTAATGCAAGGGAAGACCCACCACCAGAGATAAAGGGGAAGAAACCACTTAGTTGGTTTGATGATGTCAACGCACCAGAGGATGAAGACGAATGAGTATAAAGGATAAGTTGTTAGGTATATTTAGTGATGGTCAAAAAGAAAGTAATGATGCTAATCCTAATACGCCTGAACAACAAAAAATAGTTGATGAAGTATTGCAAGATTATCAAGTTTTTAAGTCGGCTAGACAGCCCATAGAAGAGTTTTGGAAGAAGGAACAAAGGTTTTATATGGGTGATCACTGGCATGGGCTGAGAACGGATACGGCGTCTAAAATGAGACCTGACGCTGTGGAGAACATAACATTTTCGCAAATTGAAGCTATTGTAGGGAAGTTGACTGGATGGATGCCTTATCCTGACTATTCAGAAATGGAGGAAAGGGATAAACGCAAGATGCGTGATCTTAATGATTACATGCCATATGAACTAAGACAGATTAACTTTAGACATAAGCACACTCGTGCGGTTAGACGTTGCGTAATACATGGTCCGTTGGTATACAAAACAATTTTTGATCCTACAGTTGAAGGCGGTCGCGGGCTAAACCGTTATGAGGGACGTAATGATATTATCCCTGTAGATTTAGGAAGCTTCTTTATTGATCCACGTATTACTGACTTTATCTATTTGCAAGAAATGTCTGCCATTATTATTCATCAAAGAAAAACATTAGAATACTTTAAAAAGCGTTGGCCGAAGCAAGGAGAAAAAGTTGAGTCAGACAACGGATCATCTGACGCAGAAATATTTAGTACTGATGCTTACGATAATCACCAACCGACTATTCTTAGTGCGTCTGTTCAGAATAAAACATCTGGACTGATAGAGTATTGGTATAGAGGATTACCAAAGATCGTAACAAGCGAGGATAAAGAACTGTTTAAAGATATCGCTAATGAGAAATTAGAGCAAGGCGTTGATCCTTCCGAATATTTAGCTAAGTCAAAAGGCGACATGGAAGGAATTCATTGTATTTATATTTCTACTAGTGGCGTGTTTTTAGAACACAAAGCTTATATATATGACCATGGTAAATATCCATTTACAGCACGCACTTTGTTTCCAGAGGAAGGGAATGCATACGGTAAGGGATTTATGCGCGACATGATCAAACCTCAGATTTTTAAAAACAAGTACGCTGAACTTGCTATGGAAATCATGGCAAAGCAAGGAAACGCAGCGATCATGTACGAAGAGGGAGCTATATCTAAGCCTAGAACATGGCAGGAGCAAAGAAGTTTACCAGGAGCAATGTTGCCAGTTGCTATGGGCAGAATAAACGGAGTTAAAGAAATGGACGGGGCTAACGTGCCATCGTCTGTTTTTAATTTGCTCAACTACTATGATGAAATGTTGCAGAAGATACCAGGCATGTTTGATAGTGCTAATGGTCAATCCAATAGTAATGTCACGTCAGGTGAACAAGCAAAAGCTTTAATGGCAGCGGCAGGCACTAGGCTAAATACAGTGTCAGACTTAATCAGCGAAGCGTTAGCAGATGTGTTTGGTCAGTATGTAGAGTTGATAGCTCAATTTTATACCACTGAGCGTATAGCGCGTGTAACAGGGCGCGGAACCGTAACTATCAGCAGGGATGCCATTGTATCAAGAGTCCCTACGGAAATAGACACAGGCGAACCTATAACGGATGAACAAGGGCAACTCGTACCTAGCGAACCGACAACTGTAGAAGAGGAATTCGTACCAGAGTTCGATGTCATAGTTAACATAGGTGTAGACAAGCCGCAGGACAGAGAATATTGGATGCAGTTAGCGTTTAACTTGCTCAATGTAAAAGATCCTATTAGTGGATTGCCAATGGTTGATGCCGAAGCTGTTCGTTACGTTATCCAAACAGGACGTATGGAGCCTATGGATGTAATCAAAGAACGCATCGAACAAGAGTCAGGCGTACAACAGCAGATGATGCAGGCACAACAGCAAGCCCAACAATTAGCACAAGAAAATCAGCAATTACAAATGCAAGGTCAAGAAATGCAACAAGCATTACAACAATTGACAAGTGAACAAGCACAAAGACAGAATCAGCGTGAAGACTTTAACCAACAAATGCAACAGCAAAAATTAGAATTGGATGCAGCTAAGACAGCAAGCGACTTAATGACGAAATTGCCTGGCTCACAGTGAGAATCTGTGGGCCTTTTAATTCTGCCGCCAACCATAGCGGATTAGGAGAGTGTGAAGAATGGAAGACCAAAATCAAGATGTCACCAACCATAGTGACGAGGAACAATTGGACGCCAACCATAGCGAACAAGAACAAAGCGTAAGAGATTATTACTCAGCATTTGGAATTGACTTTCCCGAAGAGGGAGAAGAGGACGAACAGGACGACACAGAAGACGAGGACGAAGCAGAGGAACAACCAACCATAGTTGATGAACCTGCACACCACTCACAAGGTGTTACCGTAAAGTACAACGGCCAAGAGATGGTTATCAGTGATGATGAAGAGATCAAGACCAATGTACAGAAGGGACTTAACTACGACAAGTTAAAAGGCGAATCAGAGCGTTATACAACCGCCCTTGATCGTCTAGCCAAACAACATGGATTTAAGAATCATGCTGAATTGATGGATAACTTGGATTTAATTGAGCAACGTCAGGCTCAACACGAACAAAATCAATTCGATCAATTAAAGCAGCATCTAAGAAATGAAGCGGAAAACGCAGGCATTGATCCAGAAGTATTGGACAACTACATTGACAATCATCCGTTGTTACAACAAGCCAAAGAGGTACTTGAACAAAATCAGAAAGCACAGGAAGCCAGAAAGCAACAAGAAACAGAGCAACGACAAATACAAGGGTGGGAGAACTTATTTAATAAGTACCCTCAACTTAGCGAACAAATAGACCAGTCTAGTGGTTCGGCTCCTTGGCTGACTCAGGATATGCTTAGTCGCATTGAACGTGGATATGACCCAATTGACGCTTACGAATTAAGTAACAAAGATGCCATTATGGTAGACCAACGAAAAAAGGCAGAACAAGCAGCAATTAAAAACCAACGACTCAATAAGCGCGCTGCTGTTGTTAAGGATGGTCAATCATCTGACTTGGAAGAAGAAATACCAAATGATGTATCAGAAGCATTCCGCTTATTCGGGCTTGACCCAAGTAAAGCAAAAAAACACATTAAACGGAAGTAGGAGGGCTAAACATGCCACAAGGATTTAAATACGTATATAACGATTATGGTAAAGACCCAACACGGATTACAGAGTTTTTAATGACTGACAGTGAAGCTGGTTTTGCAGGCGAAGCGGTAAAAATCGTAGCTGGTAGAGTAACAAAGGCTGGTGCAACTGATCCTATCGCTGGTTTTTTAACCTCTAATGTTACAGCCGGAGTCAATAAACCAACTGAAATCATCTTAGCGCGTGAGGGCGATTGGTATGATACGCCCTACACTGGTACGCCTGCCGCTGGTTTTGTGCCTGGCGTTGTTGGTGTTGTATTAGCTACAGATGGATTAAGTGCTAACTCAGCTACAGTTACAGGCGGTCAATTGTCTGTGCTTCAAGTAAACACAAATAAAAAAGTAGCGCGTGTCAAAGTAAAATCACGCCAATTTTCATAATACGGAGGATTAGACTATGCAAACAAAATTACAGTGGAACCCCCAAGTCCTTGAACCTGTGTTTAAGGAATTATATAGTTTGGCAATGGCGAACAGAAAAGACTTTATTCCATTAATGTATAATGTCGCTTCTTCTGTTAAGGATACTGAATCTTATAATGGTGCTGGTGGAGAAGGATTGCTCGAAGAATGGGGATACTCAAATAATCAAGTAGCCTATGAAGATGTAGAGGAATTATGGCAGAAGTACATTAAAAACCGTAAATTCTCGCTTGGTCGTATCATTGAACGAGATTTTGTAGACGACTTGAAATTAACTGAAATCAAGCGACGCATTGAAGGCTTGGCAGATGCGGTATATAAAACTCAACAATTACAAGCTGTTGAATTTCTGAACAATGGATTCGTAACACAAGGGCCAAACTGGAGAGGACGCACTGATAGTTACGTGGGCCCAGATGGTAAGCCTTTATTTGCAGCAGACCACCCATTAAGCCCAACAAACAGTGTAGATACACAATCTAATTTAGGTAACCAAGCTTTAACGCTAGATAGTTGGGACGAGACCGCGGTAGCTATGCAAGAGTGGAAAGATGATCGTGGTAACCCTATGGCAGTAATTCCAGACACACTTATTGTTGCGCCTTATAATGCTAGAGCGGCTTTTAAAATTGCTGGTTTGCCTGATGCGGAACTACCTAAGTACGAACCAGGAAGCAATAACTTTGATGCCAATATGTACATGGGTAATATCAAGGTTATTGTCAACCCATTCATCGACCCTAAAAATCGCAAAAACTGGTATGCTGCTGACTCTGCTAGAATGAAGAATCTAAACATTTGGCAGAACCGTCGTAAGATCGAAAATGGAACGATTACAGACTTTGACACAGAAGTTTCTAAATTCAAAGCCATTGGACGTTGGGCATACGGATTCATTAATCATTCATTCATTTACGGACATAAGGTTGAGGACTAATACAGGGGCTAATCAGCCCCTTTTATTTTTGGAGGTACAAACATGTTTCGTGATGAATTGGATGCCTTAAACGGCATATATGCGCTGTTAGATAAGCAAAACAAACTACTAGAAAAGATAGGAGAGAGTTTGAATGAGATACCAACTAAACGAGAAACGAAGTCCGACATATCTACTTCCGATAACAGCAGCGGACGCAAATCCAATACCAGAAAAACGTGAACCAACATATGTGGTGTTCATTGATGCTGATGGCAATCCCATTGATATGGGCGGTGGAAGCGCAACGGTAACATGGGATGCTATCACAGGAAAGCCAACTACCTTTGCACCAACAATTGGCTCTACTGCATCTACAGCGGCGGCAGGTAACCACACTCACGCAGTAGCGGCAATCACAGGATTACAAACGGCGCTAGACGCAAAGTTAACGGCGACTAAAGCGGCGACACAAGCAAATAGCACAGCAACCGATGTGGCAGGACTATTAGCTGATTTCAATGCCTTGTTAGCTAAGTTGAAGACCGCTGGCATTATGCTATAGGAGTGGTCAAATGTTATTGAAAGACGTAGTAGAGGAAATTTCCGAGAAGTCACCTAACTTCCTTTCTCCTGCTTCAATAGTCCGTAAGGTTACACAAGTACGTGATAGATTGATTCGTTTATATGGTTCAGCACAACAGCAGGTAGAAGCGGTATGTACCGGTATTGACTTAAAAAAAGATCAAGCTCAGTACATTTTGCCTTGTCCTCCTAGTAGTGTAACTGATGTGACCGTGCTAATTAACGATCGGTATAAGAGGTTGGTTTATCGCCAATATCACAACGATTCAATTAAACCTTATTACTACTTTCAGGCTGGAAAAATTGGTTTTGTACCAACGCCCGACAAAGATGTGACTATGGGCATTAAGATATTTCATACACCTGTATTGGCTGAGTTAACTATTAATGACTTTGAATCTCCTACTGGCTTTGATCCAGACTATGACATGTTGCTGGTATACGGCGTGTTAAGAGAGATTGCACAGGGATACGAAGAAACATATCAAACATTATTGATGGAATATAAAACGGCATCCAATGGATTTGAAAAGTATAGCGTGGATGAGAGGTGGTAACATGAGCAGATATCCATGGAGAGATACAAGCGAGGACATAGCAAAACAATCTGAATCACAATGGGAGACACCAGCAGGAGCGCAGGAAAAGGCTGACAAAGCTTTAGATGATGCCAAAGAGTACACAGATGAACAAAACCAAAACTTCAATGATCACATCGAAAACACCGTTATCCATGTAACACAGAACGACAAGGATCGTTGGAATAATCATATTGAGGATACTGTAAAGCACTTAACATCAGCAGAACACACCAAATTAACAAATATTCAAGATGGAGCGGAAGTAAATCAAAATGCTTTTGCTGTTATTAAATCACCTGGGAGAAATGATGTTAATGCAAAACTAAAACAAGACTACTTGAATTTAGTTGGTGGCACAGGTATTGCAATTACTACAAATGAAGTTACTAATGCAGTAACATTTTCAGCCACAGGAGAAGCTTTGCCGGGACCACACGGAGGATCTCATAACATCATTGATGGATCAGACCCTATTCCTGACCTAGTTCAACTAAGAGAGGACTTTGATAATCTTACTCCTAGTGAAATTGGAGCAGAAACACCTACAGGCGCACAAGAAAAGGTAGACTTAGCAAAGTCTTCAGTTGAAACAATGATTGGAAATATAGACGAATTAGAAACTTCCACTAAATCTAATTTAGTTGTAGCTATCAATGAGGTTTTTCAATCAGTCGGTAACGGTAAGACATTAATAGCCGATGCGATTACCGACAAGGGCGTGCCAACATCGGCTACGGATACATTTGGTCAGATGGCTACAAATATTGAAGCCATTGAAACAGGTGGAGAAATTACAGGTGAAACCTTAGAACAAATACTACTAGCTACCAGCGTAACTAAGGGTGATCCTGTAGGGATTAGAACAATATATACTAAGTTAGCTGATCCGCTAGTTATGCCTGATTCTACAACCGTTGGTGTTGGTCTTACGCCAGATGGAAGTTATCTGGCTGTGTCAAATAATGCTTCGCCATTTTTGTATATTTATAAACGCAATGGAGATAGTTGGACTAAATTACCCAATCCTAGTGTGTTGCCACAGGGACAGTGTCAGGTCGTATCATTTAGTTCGGATGGATTGTATATGTTCACTCATTCATCAAGCTCCACTCCACACGTAAATATTTATAAACGTAGTGGGGATACCTTTACTAAGTTAAATCAGCCCAATATTCAATTAAATGATGTTGCACAGACTATGTATGACATGGGAATATCATCAGATGGAGTTTATTTAGCCACAACTAGTGGTTATGCACCAACCTATGGTTATGTTTATAAGCGAACGGGAGATACCTTTACACAACTTACAATCAATGGAGGGATGCCAACAGTAACAACTCAAAGTGTAGCACTTAGCCCAGATGGGAGTTATCTATTTCTTGGATCAATTTCTACACCGTATATGTATGTTTATAAGCGTACAGGAGATACCTATAACCGTATAAGCATTAGTCTTTCTCCTGATTTTAGTCCGTATCCTAGAATGTGTAGGTTCAGTCCAGATGGGAAATTCTTCATTTGCGGAGCTAATAATACTCCTAGTGTTCGATTTGTTTATCAAATTAAAGATGAATTACTTGAACAGATTTTTGCGTTTGGAGGGACATGGGGACAGGGGGTTTCATTTGATACTACTGGAACTTGGTTAACAGTTGGTGCTTATGACGGAGGTCTTATTCCTTACAAATTTAAAAATGGAACGACTGTTCCTCGTAAGTCTGTAACCCCATTAGAAAATAGGATCTTTCAAGCTAGTATTTCTACTGACTATATGGCTGTAACAGCAGGAGCAATTCCTTTTCTTTATATTTATAAGATTAGTTCACAGGCTGTTAAGATTGATAATACTTATGAAGAAATGATTGAGTCTGATAAATTAGGATATGCCAAAGAAGATGGGGTGGCAGGAGAAACAAAAGAAATCGCTATTATATGGGAGGGTTAAACGTGAAAAAAATTATGTATGTGCAAAAAGATTTAAATGATGTTATTAGAGACATTATCGAATACGAACATGCAGGGTATATTCCGGTTGAAATGGAAATACCACTACCTCTTGGAATCATTAACGGATCATTTAAATTGGAAGGCGGGAAAGTTATCGAATACCCTGAATTACGTCCAAAAGTTGTGACTACGGAAGAAGTTGAGCAAAGATTGATTACAACAGAAACTGAAAATAAGGACATAAAGACATCATTAACCGCACTAGAGGAAACGGTGGATATGTTGAAAAACGAAGTGGCTACTTTGAAAGCTAATACAGTATAACCACATTAAATATATAATTATTTTTTTCTTAGTTTTAAAAGGAGGTAGCCATGCTTCTATCTGAAATCATTTCCGAAGCGGATATTCTTGTTCCCAACCGAGTTCCTTTAGCTGATAAGATCACTCAACTGAATGCACTCAACCATGATTTTTTTAACGTGGTAAAGATACCAAAAATAGTTATGTTTGACTGCGTTGCAGCACAAAGTGACTATGTATTAGACAGTGATGTGCGATCTAAAAATATAGATAGGTGCATGATTGGTATGTCACAGCATCGTAGTCTGGACCATGACGACGTTAACCCAACACAAAATATGTATACGTTTAATGATGTGTCACATACGCTGTCTGTTTATCCTGCCCCATATTCTAACTTAAAGGGTGTTATCAGACACAGGCGTATAGCAACAACCACATTTGTACAAAGCTCATTAGATGTTCAACCAGATGCACCGCCTGAATATCACTGGACATTCGTACCTGCTCTAGCAGCTTATCTAGCGCATACACAAGATGATGCGATTAAGGCAGCAAACTATGAAGCACAATATAAAGCAGCATGGAATGTAGCATCACAAAACTATCAAGTTGGTGTACAGTCATGAGAAATGTACAATATCAGATGCCACAATATAATCAAGTATCTGGATTAATGCCCCCTATCTCCATACGTGAGTTCAGGGGGCTTAATACATTCGATCCGTTAACTATAAATGATAGCTACTTTACAGACATGCAAAACATGTCAACGGAAAACTTTCCAGCCTTATCCACTCGTAAGGGTTACAGTGTGCTAGGGACATTCGGAACTAGGGTTTTAGGCATGGGAGCATGGCAAAACAAAGAATTACATGTAGTGTTTAATGATGGCACATGGCGGCGGTGGAATGGATCAGCATGGACTACACTAGCAAGCGGATTAAGCACAACGGCAGAATGGTCATTCACTAACTTTGAGGGTAACCTTGATCAGATAAATCTAATTGGCAGCAACGGTGTTAATCCAATGAAGCGTTATAACGGTTCTACGGTGCAAGATCTAAGCGGTGCTCCAAGTCAGGGTAAATACATTACCACTTATCAAAATCGCTTGTGGTGTGCTGTAGGGCGTGAGTTGTGGGCATCTGCTTTAGATCAACCCAATGAGTGGAATAGATTCCAGGTAGATCAAGAAGACAGTTACCGCAAGACAATTGAGTCCACACATGGTGAAGATATATCAATGTTATCTGGAAGCCTATCCAAACTAACTATAGGGATGCCTACAAGCCTTCATGAGTTATACGGCGGTATACCTGCCGACTTTAACGTTAAATTGATTACGGAAGCTTCTGGCGTGTCTAGTAACAAAGCAATTACAACACTAGAAGGATTAATGAGATTCATACATTTGTCGGGTGTATATGAATATGCTGGTGGGGTATCACCAGACAAATCATTTTCCGAGATTGTCGGATCACTGGTAACTGGTGTAACGCCACAGGCTTGTGCTGGCAATGATGGCACTAATCTTTATTTCAACATTCCAAATGATAAACTTCTTGTTTATGATACTCGTCCATCTGTGCAGGCTTGGACACGCTGGTCAGGGATTAATGCAGTAGAGTTTATACGCATTGGTAGTGACTTGTACATCGGTGATTCTAATGGTCGTGTGCTTCGATTAGGAGGTTCACAGGATGGAACCAATGCTATTCCTTGGAGCGTGACATTCAAGCCGTTTAACAACAATTCTGCCGCTCAAATGAGCAGATGGTACAAAATGTTTCTGGTTGCTGAGTTTAGCGGAACCATAAACATCCACATGTCAAACAAAGTAAGTGGAGAAGATTGGACGTTAATAGATAGCATTACATCTACTGGACTGAGCGCACAACGCATTATTATTCCTGTAACCCAATTCACTCTTGAAAATTGGGTTAGAATCAAATTGTCAGGAACAGGACAAATCAAACTACATGAATTCACAAGACAAACAAGACAGTTACCACTTTATTAATGAGGTGATTAAGTATGACAATGTGGACTGATGCACCACGCATTACAGCACCACCACAAACAGATGATATAAACGTATTGCAAAACTATGTAAAGAACTTAGCTAACGTAACCGCTAAGATGGCTAAAGAATTAGAATTCATTCTTAACGGTAACGTTGCCTTTGATAATGTTAGGGCAAACGGAATTGAAGCCAAGAATATCAAAGCAGAATCTATTACATCTGAAAAGATTCAGGCTGGTGCGGTTACGGCCGATAAGATCAGCGTTAATGAGCTATCAGCTATTAGTGCTAACTTAGGTCATATCGTAGCTGGATTGATTGAGTCAGTTAATATATACGGTTCCTACATTGCCACTAGTCAATCTTATCCTAGAGTAGAAATGTCTAATACATTCAACATGATGGGGGCGTATAGATCACCAGATAATCATATTCAAATTTATTCTCCTGATGATATGTTCTCACCGGTGATAAAATTTGAGACACCATTGGGAGAAGGTTATGTATATTTCAACACAAATACAGGAGCTTTAACTATTGGCTCTAACGATTTTGATATTAATTTAACGACTTCTAAAAGAGTGAACGTAGATTGTTCAGAAGGGTTTTATGTAAATGGTGTAAATATATCATCTTAACTTTCCTTAATCTTCCTGATATAATGTCATTAAAATCGGGGAGAGGGGAATTTATGTGAAAAAGTTTATAACGGGCATTATTGTTGGTGCCTTACTAATGATAGGTACTCAATCTTTTGCGGCTGGAATTGGATATATTGGAAAAAAAGTTTCAAGTGAAACTACAGTAAAGGTTAACGGTGAAGAAGCTGGCAAGGCGGTTATTATTGATGGTAAGAGCTTTTTGCCAGTCAGGGACATTTCAAGTAAAATCGGAGCGACTATATCCTTTGATAAAGATGGCTCAATCGCCTTAACCACAGAAAACCCAATCAAAAAAGAAATAGAAAAAGTAAAAAATGAAATAGACAATACCGAAAATAGGATTTTAAATTTAGAGTCAAGCATAAGCGATTTTGAAGTGACAATAAAAGCAATAGAGGAAGATGGGTATAAAGCTTTTGCTGAGAGCATTAGCAAAGATGCTTTAATGAAAAACTTAGATAAGCAAAAACAGAAACTTACTGAATTACAAAATGAACTTAAAGAACTCCAAGCTAAACTTAAATGAAGAAGCTCAAAACAGTTATTTCTTATGTTATAGGTATACCTGTTTTGTGGCTTCTTATCGCCGTTGGTGGTTTTATTGCAACTTCTCCTGTGCTGATGTATAGCGTAATAGCTGTTTTATGTTTAATTGCATGGGTGTGTAGGAAATACGCAGACCATAAAGAAGAAAAATCAAAGAGAAAGAGTCCTCAATGAGGGCTCTTTTTTATGTCCAGAAATGGGGTGCAAAATGGCAACAAACTTAGGATATGGCGGTACTAATTATGGTACAGCCAATAAGGACACCAGAAATAAGATAGTGCAGAATCAGAGCAACATTGCTAACAACCAAGGATACAAGCAAGACGAAATTAACAGAACGTTACAAGTGATTGCTAACCGTAAGAATCAAGGTATGGATACATCTGCACAGCAAAAATATTTAAACGTTAACTTGGGTTACAAAGAACCAAATGTATCTCCAATGGTACAAGCTGCACAAAACACCACACAGCAAGCGGTGTACACACCACCTACGAGTAGAGCAGATTCAACTCTGAATAGTATGGGTGATTTTGCTAAGCAACTACCATATCAATTTAAGGGGCCGACAGAATTTACTTATGATCCACAAAATGATCCAGCATATATATCACAACTAGCCGAAGCAAGAAAGAACGTTGCTACTCAGCAATCAAATACTAATGCACAGTTGAGAGCAACAGGACAAGGCAAATCGTCATGGAGCGAATCAGTAGCCAATCAGATTGGAACTAATGCCATGGACAGCATTGCTAACAACTTAGTTCCAACGCTCATGAATCAAGCATATCAACGCTATACCGATAATGCTAATCGTGATTTACAAGTACAACAATTAAACTATGGCGCACAACAAGATCAATTAAGTAATCTTGCTAATCTATTTGCTAATCAATATCAATATGATGTAACTAGACCAATGCAAGAAGCTGAACTAACAGGGAATTATTTACCTGGTGAAGCAAGGCAAGCAATTACCAATTTACTTAATTTAAAACAACAAGCAGAGAGCCCAGGAATAACAGCGCAGGAACGGTCAGGACTAAGTAAACAAGCTGATGCTATTAGAGCACAGTTACAAGCATTAGGGATTGATCCAAGCGGTTATGGAGCTAACGTAAGCTCTGCTACTGCTAGAAATAACAACCAAGGAATTAGAACATTACAAGGACAACAACTTGACCTTGCAAGACAAGGACAACAGTTTAACCAAGACTTCTCTAAACAACAATTTGGGTACCAACAAGCTAGAGACCTCATCCAAGATCAACAATGGAAAGCTCAGTTTGATCGTGATGTTAGTCAGTTTGGTTTGCAATTTGCGCTTAACCAACAAGTCCAATTGGGTAATCTCAGCAACGATCAAGCACGACTAGCGTTGCAACGAGAAGCACAAGAAGATGGAAGCTTGAGAGATTGGGCTACATTTGGTTGGCAGATGGGACAAAACGGAAAGTATGCAGGCATGAGCATTCCTCAAGTTGTAAGTTCAGCCACAAAATTATTTGGACAAGGTGATGGAGATAACATAACAATCCCTAACGATCCTGAAACAAAGCGCAGAATTTATGATTATGTAGCTGGCATGAATATGCCCGATGGACTAGATGACCAAGCATTATTCGCGTTAGGTTTAACGAAAGAAGATGTTGATAATCTTTATAACGAAGATTTAAAAAAATCAAAAAACTAACTAGCTCCAAAACCACCAATGGAGCTATTGGGCAATTGTCAAGAAAGTATGAAGCTAGTGGTAACTCTGCAACGATCAGCCGAACGAAGGGTGACCCAGGTGGTGCTAGCTACGGATTGTATCAACTCACTAAAAATACAGGATCAGCACAGTCATTTGTAAACTACTTGCGTGTTGCAAATCCCACTATTTACGAACTGTTTGCAGGCAAAACCGTAGGTTCTACCGATTTTGATAAAGCGTGGAAACGGGCTGCATCTGTAGGGAGTTTTGAGAAATATCAGCATGATTTTATACAGCAAAGATTTTATTCACCTGCTGTAGCATCAATTAAAAAAAGCACTGGTTTAGATGTAAACAACCGTTCAATAGCTGTTCAGAACGCTATATGGAGTACTGCAGTACAACATGGACAGAGTGGAGCAAATAAAATTTTGAGGAATGCTGGTGTTACACCAAGTATGTCTGATGCTGAAATTATTAGAAGGGTATACCAAGAAAGATCGGCTAATAACGGAAAAAAATATTTCCCTTCATCATCAGAAGCAGTTCGTAAGGGTGTAGTAAATCGATTTAAGTCTGAATTGAAAGACGCATTTAAAATGCTGGGGAGTGGTTACTAATGTTATCACCAAAAGAAGGTAGAGAGCTAGGGCGTGAGTTTAAGCGTAAAATCTTAAGTGGTGAAATGGATAATATCAGTACATCACAGCCCGTAAACAAACGTACCGCCGCTTCGCGCGCAGCCCAAGAAAAACGTTCACTAGAGAAACAACAAAACGAACGTATAGCTAAAGAAATACTAAACCCCGTTAACCTGTTTGGATTAAGAGAACAGGCAGCAAAAGACAAAGCACAAAAAGAAGCGCAAGCTAGAAATTATATAGACTCATCAAACTTTAACCCAATCAGTCGCATGGATGCAGGTTCGCCGCCTGCATCTTCTGTTAGTAATTCTGTTCCTAATATGCTGCAGAGAAATAATGATCCAGTAGCTAATCTATTGCAACAGAATCAAGCGTTCGGACGTAACCTAACACCTAAAACAGAATATGAGAGAAGGATACAAGAGAGGGAGTTAGACGGAAATCCAGATTGGGTAAATGCCGTTCCTAATGCTATTGATTGGGCTTTTTACGGAAACCCTGTAGGGCGTACCATAACAAGATCATTACCATCTGATGACAACATGGTTATTCGGGAATCAACAGGGAATAAAGCATTGGATAAAACAACGGATATTATTAGGTCGTTAATGTCAGTGGCACAGCCCACAGGCGCGCCTATTGGTAGTGGTCCCTTGGTCGCTCCTTATAAAGCGGCTGACGCACTAATACAAGGAACTAGAGTGGGATCAGCGGTTGAGCGTGGCTTAGCAAATGGATTAGGAAAGGTAATGAATCCTAATACCACTAACGCCGTGGCAAGTGGTGTTGTAAGGGAAGGTTTAGCAGGAGGGTTGCAATCGCCTGCTTTAGACTTACAAATGAATCCCGAACGCACTAATAGTGAACTTGCTGAATCAGCTTTATTAGGTAGTGCATTTGGCGCAGGATTGGGTGGTGCTGTGCCTGCTGTTGCATCTGGGATTAAGCGACTTATAAAAGGTGGAGGCAATGCGGTTGATAAAGGAATTGGTCAGGTTGCTAGAAACACAGAATTGCCCTCTAACGCCGTTGTAGAAAGACCAACATCAACTATAAGCAATCAAACAGATAACGCGCTAATAGCTCCTGCACAACCTGAATTACCTGCATTTGATCCAAACGCGCAACCTATTTTAAGACCAGGACAATTTCAGGAGCAAACAGGCATAGGTATCATGCCAAACTCCAAGATCAAACCCTATGATAGCCTTAGTACAGATACACGTAGCCAATTAACCACAAGACAAGTCAAGGAACCTAAATCATTAACTAATTGGCTGAATAAAATGTATACAGCCTTATTTGATGATCTTAATCCACTTAACCAACAGGATAAAATGTTGGAACAGATTATGGGCAAAGAGTTACCAGCATCACAACGCACTCATACATTAGCGTTGGGAAGTCGTGGGGCAGATGTGATTTCTAAGCGAATTATTACGGATGGTCTTGTTGATGCAAACGGGAATGTGGTCGGGGAGAGCTTAAAGGATATTTTAAAGGGATTACCCAAGCAACAAGGAACCAAATACAAAAACATCTATGTTGACTTTGAGGACTATCTTTTGAACAAGCACGCCATTACTCGTGCCGAACGTGGTGAAAAAGTATTTAGGGACTCTCTTAATTGGACGCCTGAATATGGATCGCAGAAAGTGGCAGAGTATGAAGCGATGTTCCCTGAGTTCAGAGACACCGCTGACAAGCTATATGAATTTAATCGCAACATGGTACAAACTTGGATGGTTGACGAGGGGATTATTACACCGCAACAAGCACAAGCCATGTTTGACGCTAACCCTTACTACGTGCCTAACAAGCGATCCTTTACAGAGCTTGAAAAAGGAAGTAGAGGAATAACCAAATCCAAGCAAGGTTTCGGCGGTCAAAGCGTGCCTATCAAGGGATACAGCAAAGGCGGAGGACAGCAGAAGATCATCAGCCCTATTGAAGCAACTATTGAAAACGTAGACGCTTTTGTTAAAACGGCTAAGCGAAACAAGGTAATGCAACAGTATGTTAAAAACATCGAAGCAAATCCAGAAGCGTTTGCTGATTGGGCGGAGATTGTTAAACAGCCCGAAAAGGTAGATGACATTACAAAGATGCTTTTGGACGGCGATGGAATAGATGAGGTGCTGGATAGATTTGCAAGTGATTTTGATGCAGGATTCCAAAAAACAAGACTAGATAGAGACAATATTGTTCGAGTCTTGGTAAACGGTGAACCGGTACACGTTAAGATCAAAGACCAAGCATTGCTAAACGCAATCACAGCATTAGGGCCAGAACAAGGAGTTTGGTTGCTTGATAAGGTCGGTAGTCTTACAAATGTAATGAAGAACTTAACAACTGGGAGTAACCCAGTGTTTTCATTGACACGAAATTTATTTAGAGACATTCCACAAGCATATATTGCATCAAAAACAACCAGCAATCCCATTAAGTTTGCAGGTGATTTGATTGCAGCGGCATATGAAACCTTATTTAAAAAGGATGCCTATAAACAATATTTAAATATCGGTGGTGGCCACGCTTCGCCTATCGCTGCTAATCGTAATTTAATGGCGCAAAGCAAGGGGGCTATCCTACCCAATAACAATCCACTTAAAGGAGCGTTACCAAAGGGATACAGAGCATATGAAAACTTTCTTAATGCTGTGGAGGTTGCTCCGAGATTAGCGGAATTTAAGCGTACTGGAAAAATGTCGGGAGACATCCAAAAGGCTTTATACGCTGCCCAAGACGTAACTACTAACTTTAAACGTAGAGGAACATTAACTAGACAATTTGATAAGGTTTTTCCATATTTCAACGCTGCTTTACAGGGGATGGATCAAATCGCACGTGTATACAAAGATAATCCTGTAAAAGCATTAACTAAAACGGCCTTATCTATGTCTTTGCCTGCCATGGCTTTATATGCACTTAACTATGACAACCCAGATTATCAAAAGCTGAGCAATCGCACAAAGGATGCTTTCTTTAACATCCCTTTAGGAAATGGAAAGTTCCTGAAAATCGCCAAACCTCAGGAGCAAGGAACAGTGTTTGCAGACCTTCCCGAACGTCTTATGCGTGCGTTTTACGAGGAAGACCCCGACGCCTTTAGGGACTTTGCAGACAGGTTAAAAGATACGTTATTGCCTCCTGGCATAAAAGGTTTAGTTGATGGCAAAGACGTAATTTCAGGAGTGTTAAATGATACGATTTTTGGTGCTGCTGTACAAACAGTAGCCAATAAATCATGGAACGGATCGCCAATTGTTCCAGGTAACTTAGAGCGTTTATCCCCTGAATTACAGTCAGATGCCAAAACATCAACACCAGCAATCAAGCTAGGCGAGATGCTTGGATACTCGCCTAAAAAAATAGATTATCTATTAAAACAATATACAGGCGGTTTAGGTCAATTAGCATTACCGTTACTTACTCCTGGTGGTGATCTAGGTTCATCCCTTGCAAGCACAATGGTAGCTGATTCAACGTTTAGCAACGATTTATCAAGTAAATTTTATGAAAACAAAGATAAGCTTGATCAAGCATATGCGGACAGAGAATTTAAAAAATTACCTGATTGGTATAGCGATCCACTACGAAAACGAATGAATAAGATAAGTAAAAGCATGTCAAGTGTGCGCAAAGAAATCAGAGACGTACAAAACGATACCGATATGAGTAATGCGACAAAACGTGACCGTTTACGAGAACTCCAAGAAAAAATAAACAACTACGCAGAAACGGGTAACGAACTAGCAAACAAATATATGAAGAAGTAACAAGCCTGAGAGCGTCGCTCTTGGGCTATTTTAATAGAGAGAAGGGGTTTATACATGAATGAAGTTTTAAAATGGTTAGGAGCCTTTACAGTAAGTGTCACAACGTATTTATTTGGTGGTTGGTCTGGTGTGCTTAGTGCATTACTTGTATTTGTAGTGGTGGACTTTTTAACAGGAGTAGCGGCGGCTGGATCAGCAGGGGAATTAAAAAGTAAAGTAGGTATGATCGGCATTGCCCGTAAAGTTTTTATTTTTGCAATGGTAGCTGTAGCACATTTAGTGGATGGTATCTTAGGTGATGCTCATATGTTTCGTGATGCGGCGGCTTATTTTTATATCGCAAACGAGGTATTGAGCATCATTGAAAATGGAGGCAAGCTTGGCGCACCTATACCACCAGCTATTGTGCAAATGGTTGAAGTCCTGAAAGGGAAGTCTGGTGATCGCAAGTGATTACTAAAGGCAACTTCTTATTAATGGATCCATCCGAATTTAAAGGGTGGCTTGATAACCAAAAGATTACACGTCCTATAACAAAACTGCAGGTTCACCATACGTGGTTACCCAATTACTCTACTAGAGTTAACCAAGACCATTTTAAATGCTTGGAAGGTATGCGTAACACTCATTTGCGTAATGGATGGAGCGCAACAGGGCAAAACATCACAGTATTTGAGGATGGAAAGATAGCTATTAGTTTAGATCGTGACTTAAATAAAACCCCTGCTGGCATTAAAGGAGCCAACACAGGCGCACTATGCGTAGAGATTATAGGTAACTTTGATAAGGGCGGTAACATCATGACAGCGGCACAGAAACAGGCTGTAACGCACTTGTATGCTTGTCTAGCTATCAAACTAAATATACCTGTAGATACGTCCCATATCGTTTATCACGCTTGGTATACAGCAAGTGGCACATGGTTAGGGGATTATGTACAAGGCAAGTCAAGTAAGACATGCCCAGGCACTTTATTTTGGGGTGATGGCAATACAAAGGTAGCGGCTAATAAAGGCTTTGTCCCTGCTGTAAAGGCAGAGGTAGACCGCATTAAAAATGGAGGGGTTAAAGTGTCAGAACAAAAATACACTCTATCTGTAACGCACGCAAACGCCGCTATAGACTATCTTAAAAAAGCGTGGGAAGAAGCTACAGACCAAACAACAAAAGACCGTATTGGACGTATAGCGGATGCCTTACGTGTAGCATCTGGACAACCTAAAGTTAATTCGTAACAGCGAAGCCCCTGACCTTAAATGGTTGGGGGCTTTTTTATTTCTTGAAATGGGAACATGTGTTCTATATAATAGAAATATAAGGAGGTGTCAAAAATGATAAAGACAGCATACTATGTGTAACAGTAGTTCTACAGGACTATAATTATTATTGAATATCTCTTGATGCGTGGTATAATTTTCCTTATATCATGTGAAAAGAGGAGTTTGCTAAGTGGATGTACAGTTGCCATCTCATTTAAATAGGCACTCAATGTATGAATTGATTGAACAAGTTGTTGATGATAATCTGCAACCTAAATCACCTAAAATTAATTTTATATTTGATAGCTTGGGATTTATTGAACCATCTGGAATTACAGTATTAAGCAATATCACACATTGGCTAATTTATAATAATGTAAAAGTTAGATACAGTTGTCCTCCTCATAAAGAATTTATCAAAAATAAGTCATTGCGGTTTTTAGACGATTCCCAATACTTTAAACATTATTTAAAAAAGACAATTAGAGAGAATGCTGCTGTTCGTGGGACTACAATTCCTTTAGAATTAGTAAGGTTAGAAACCAGTTATCAATGGTCTGATAAAGTGGCACAATGGTTAGCTGGAAAAATTAGAGTTAATGTCAGATCTCTTGCTGACATAAAGATGTGCTTATTAGAAATATTCAACAACATTAGCGATCACTCTAAACAACAAATAGGAAGTGCGTTTATTCAACATTATCCTAGTAAAAATACGGTTTCTATAGCTATATCTGATTTTGGTGTTGGCATACCGTATAATATCAAAAAAAGTTTTCCTCAACTTAGTGATGCAGAAGCGATAGAGAAGGCAACGGAAAGAGGTTTCTCTACAAAAAGCACTCCAAGAAACAGGGGAGCGGGATTAGACACTTTGATAAATAATGTTGTTAAAAACAACGGTGGCGATGTTTACATACACTCAAACTGTGGTATATTAAATTGTATATATGCAAATGATGATATTAAACTAAAAAACATAACAACATCTGTGTTCTATCCTGGCACATTAATTGAAATAAACTTAAGAACTGACACAATCGAAAATATATTAGAAGAAGAGGAGGATTACGAATGGTAACAATAAAAATTAGTGATTACGTGAATCATTGTTACACGAATGATGATGGTGATACAATTCGAGAACTAGTTTTAAAACAGTTCCATTCAAACCAGAAAGTAGTGTTATCTTTTTCTGGTATTGACAGTGTATCCACTTCATTCCTAAATTCCGCTTTAATTGATCTTCTTGATCTGTACTCTTTTGATTACATCAAAGAACATTTAGGATTTGCTAATTCATCAAAATCTATAAATGATGCTATTAGAAGAAGATTTTCATTTGAAGTATCAAAAAAAAATGAACTGCAGCATGTTTAAGATTAACATCACTAAGGGCCACTCTTACACAGGGTGGTCTTTTTATATATTAACCTCTATAAAGATAAGACCACACAATCATAATGACGTGTGGTCTTACTCTGTAAATCTGCTCTTTAACCATATTGGACGCCCCTCGAGCATACCATCGGGTACATACTCCCAACTACCTCTATATGTTGGTTTAAGACTTGCTAAAGCTGACTTAGTAACGTTTTGA